ATCTTATAACCGTATTTTCCAGCATCTCTATCAAATGCGCTTGTAAAATCAAATCCTTTATTTGTGTTAATTATTAATGGAACTACTCTCCAACTAGTTAAATCTAATTCTTTATTATATAAACTTGTTAACCATTTTGTCGCAGTTTCTTTTGTTTCATAAGGCAAGCCAAGAATAAATCCAGAGTGTATTTTGACATCTTCACCCCAAGATTTTTTCATTTCTTTTACTGTATCATAAACGTCTTGTGTTTCTATTCCTTTCCCAATTGCCTTTGCAGAATCATAATTTAAAGTTTCAATTCCTAACTGACAAGCAGATATACCCATATCTCTCATCATACTAATTTGTTCTGGAAATCTTTTTATCAACTCCAATCTAAGATATGAATTGAAATGAATTCTTTCTCCTGTTGCTCTGTAAAATTTATCAAATGCACCTTTTACCATAATGAGTTTTTCATTTGATTCATTAAACGTATCACATAACACATTATAATTTGTGGTGCCAAACAATTCATAATTGTGTATTAATTCATTGTATATTTTATTTGCATCTCTAAAATATTTGTCTGTCATCTTTCTGCCTTTTAGAGCAAATCCACAAAATTTACAATTAAATCTACATCCTCTGCTTATCTCCAAAGGTAAAACTTCATTTTTAAATATATTATCAGAAACATGAAAATTACTACCAGAATTATGAAAATCATACTTTAAGTTAAATGGACTTTGATTTATTATATCTGGAACCTCTTTCCTTTTAAAAACATCTATGAGTTCGTTTGCAGCAGCATCTTCACCGTACCCTAAAATTAAATGGTCTATTGGTGAATTTCTAAATATAAATTCTGCCATAAATCCAGCACCACCAATGACAATTTTATTGTTTGGAAAATCTAATTTTAAATCGTAAATAAAATTTTGTAAATTATCTTTTATCAATAATTTTTGGGGATTTTTATATTTATTGTTTCTTTTACGACCATAAAACTTACTTGTCGTTGAACCGGGAATTGCAAATCCCATAAACGTGCCAGAAAAACCAAACACAGTATTTTCATGAACATGTTCTTGCAACCATAATAATAAAGTTGTTGAATTTCTAATGAATGATTGTAAAAAGTCAATAACCTTTACGGAACATCCTTGATCTCTCAAAACTTTTGCTATTTTGTATACACCTAAAGCTCTAGCTCTATCGAATGGTGTAAATAAAATAAAATCATACATCTAACTCAAACACTCTTCATAGATTTCATCTGGTATCTTTTCATTTCTTCTCCAGAACCTACCATCATCAAGAACTAATTTTATTGATTGAGAATTTTTTCTTTTTTTAGCTCTATACGAATAATTATAATTTCCATCAACTGCCCCCTCTAAAATTTTTATTAAAGATGGTTCTTTTGTTTTATTTTTCCTATAATTTTCATCTTTAATATATTTGTTTATATAATCTTTAGCGGGTTGCTTATATGTCTTCCAAGTACCACCATGTTTAATATCATGATTAGTTATTGACCATTTTTGAAAATCTTTAGTGTTAAAAAAACTTAAAGTAGAATTCCAATGTGGATTTAAAGTATATGTAAAAATCATTCTACCGTCTACATCTTGCCACTTAAAACAAAAATTGCACCACCAAAATAAATCAAATATTGTTTTTATTTCCACTGGTGAAAAATCTACATGTTCAAATAGAACTTTGGCTAATTGAGTTTTCTTATATTCATAATTTTCTTGTGTATCTCTTGGAGCATCAAGTTTTTTGTTAAATAACTTACCATTGGGCCAAGAAAAAATAGTTTCCCAATCATCTGCATGTTTATCTAAATTTGCATGTAAAGCATCACTTCCAAAACATTGATCACCACACTCACCAGTAATTTTTATGATATCATCATTGCTAAATAAACTTTCATCTAACATTTCTTTTTCAGTTAAAGGATTATTCATATCCTTTACCATTCTTTCCCACATCAAAGGAAATTCATTTATGGATTCTTGAGTATATCGAATATTTAAAATATCAGATTTTGATTTGGTTTCTAGTAAAGCAATCAACGCACCACTACTGTCAATCCCACCACTCCAAAACAATTCTATTGGTTTTTTCAATTTCCATAAATCAGCAGCCGCCGTCATACAGCATTCTTCCCAAGACTTATTAAATTTATCGAAACTTGGAATAGGGTCATATGACATGTGGAACGGATTGAACTGATCAGTTCTGTCAACGGGCATATATGCTTGCACTAGTTGACCGACTCTTATGATAGGGGGAATATCTCCTAAATTATCTAGATTAAAAATATCAGGTCTATAATATTTTACTTTCAATTTACTTTTCCTTCAACATCTTCTGCAATTCAGCAGTACTCCCTACAAACAATGCATTTGTAACATTTTTGGGTGCGTTGTTTGGCACCTCTTTAAGTTTTCTCATTTTTTCTTGAAGGTCACCAAGTTTTTCAGTAACCTCTGCAACTTGTTTAATAAGGTTTCCTGCAACTTCATATGCCCGTGGATGGTCCGATTCTTTGGCGAGTTCCAAAATGCCTTCCACTGCATCTGTTCCTCTTTCGACCAAATTGTAGAAGTTTTGTCGCTGATATTCATAATCTCTCTCCATATCATTTTCATCACCATAATCTCTTCCAGATATTGGTGCAAATTTTTGTTTTGTTGTGGGTGAAACGATTTCCGTCCCAGAGGATTTTTCTGGCATGTTTTCTATTACACCAAGTGCTTTATCTATACTATTATCATTCATAATAAAATTTATTCTGTAGCATCATCTTTGACGACTTCTTTATCCTCTCCCGTCACAGGGTCAAAAACTTTAGCATCCTCGAAAAATGAAACGGTTTCATTAAATCCGAAATCATCATCAGCTTCTGCACTCTCTGGTTTTGGTGTAACTGTGTATCTTTGTTGTCTTGGCGGCGTTTGTTCTGGCATTTGAGAATACTGATCCACTTGAACTTTCTTGATAACACTCTGTGAAGTAACTGGCCCATATAAGTAAAATTTAGCTGTAAATGTCAAAGTATAAATTATTGCTCTTCTTGACTCGAATTCACCAATATAATCATCTTCATAATTAATACCAGTTAACACTACAGGAACATCTCTTTTTATTCCCATATCAGACATATCATTAATAGTAATAGTATAATCTGGTTGAAAGAATGGTAAAATTTGCTCAATAATTTGTAGAGCATCATCTGACTGTTTTGCTAAAATATATAATTGAACATCTAAATTGTATGGAACAGGCATAAATTGAGATTCAAGTGTTTTAGTTCTGCCTGATTTTACCTTTTTATATTTTTGAACTCTATTAAGTTTTCTAGTAGCATCATATGATAAATTTTGAATTTCAAAACCAATACGAGGAAGAGTAATAGCTACTTGCTTTGATAGGTCTGCATCATCTCTTAATCTGACTAGAAATTTTTCTCTTGGTCCGTAGGCAAGCGGAACTTTCATAGTTTGTATGGTATTACCAGAACTATCTTTACGACTAAGTTGAATATCATTAAACATCGTTCCAAAAGCAACGATGACTTTCCGTATTGTCTCATGGTAAAATGACTGACCTAACATGATTAACTACTCCTACCAACATCTCCAAATGGATTCGATTCACTAAAATCTAAAATAGTATTATCTGCAGTTTCAAACAATTCATTTTGAGAATCGGTGCTTAAATTAGTGCTGCTTGAAGCTCCATCTCCTACTATATATGTTTCTTGTATGATATAATCTCCATCTTCAGCCAAAAGACTTCCAGCAGAAGTTGTCATATCACTATCCTCAAGTGCTACAATTTCATCAGATGAAATTTCATATCGTATTCTATCATCGCCTTCTGTCATTAATGCATTAATGGTAGCAGTTTCTTGTTCTAATACAAATTGATATGCACCAGAATCTAAACTCAAAGCACCCTCAATATCATCTATAGCAGTAATACCCGTATCCAAAAGTTCTTGCGAATATTCAAATAATCTACATTTTAATTTATAAACAGGATTATTGTCTAACTGAAAATAAGGCTCATCATGATCAACAAAGTTTATTTGGAATAACTTATTCAATATGGGATGATATATTAAGTCTCCCTCTAAAGGTCTGTCAGAATCAGTGGATGTTGCTTCCGAAATAATATATCCACTCTCAAACGATGCAGAAGCTTCTACCGTAGCACTGTCTAACGTTCCATCTTCTAACAGAATAGAACCGCCAAGAGTATCAGTCCCAGACTCTATTGTAATCTGCCTAGTCAGGTCTTGAAATCTAGTTTTAGCGACAACAAATGTGGCTTCACTCAAGTTCTGTAAGCCAAATTGACTCATTAATTCTTTTTCCCCAGCAAAGCCACCTTCAGAATTCTCCATATACATTTCTATTTTTGCTTGAGTGTTAAATTTAGCAAGACTATCTGTACCAAGAATTGTATCTTCATTAACTAATGTACGATCAAGATAATGAACATCATGACCATACGTTTGTATGGCTTCGATCACTAAATCTCTATACAAATTTTGCTCTGTGGCTAGGGCGGCAACATTACTGGTATGGAATATTGAATTGACTGCCATGAATTATCCCACCATATAATTAATGGGCAACTCATAAGCAAGTTGAATTTGTTCTTCTAGTCTAATTATATCCTCTTGTGCCTGATTAAATAAAGTAGCGCCATCCATAGTAACACCACCAAGCATCGTCACACCTTGGAACTTACTAAGATTTGCGCCCCATTGTCTTTTGATAAGAGCCGTAGCGTATCTTTTTAAATAAAGGTCATCATAAATGTCTGTATACGATGTTGGGTCTATTTTTCTATAACATTCTATCACCAAATAATCAACGTCTGCAGTAACATCATTTTCCCAATCCATGTCAATATATAAACGATTTTGGTGTTGATTAAACCTTAGTGGTGTTTCGCCTACAAGTATATGCTCCAAATAATCTAAATGACGCATAGTCATCTCGTAATGTATAATAGATGTTGAAGAAAAATCATACAAATCATTTAATCGTAATTGATAACGAATATCAAACATATTAGAAGTAGAACCTTCGTTAAAAGGAAATACCTTTACAACAGACAAAACACTATCTGGAACAGGAATCCAATTCTTACCTTCTTTCCATGTTGCCGTAATGTCACTATCTAGTTTATCGGTGGCTGTTGTAGATGAATCAGACCTTGCTCTAGTTACATCAGTACTAGTGATAAGATGTTTTAGATACATCCGTTCTACACCATCATAATGATATTGAGCAAAATACTGTAAAGCTTCATCAAGTCTGTCATCTACTTGATCATCAGAGACATTTATGTCAATGACACCAAAACCTAAATTTCTTAGACAATAGGATTTTAGTGTTGCCTTGGTACTTGGTACAGCCATTATAGAAACTCCATTTCTATTTATTTATAAATATGTTGCTGCTATACAATTGGGTCCATATTGACCATCATCAAACCAATCAGATTTTTGTAAAAACCCTGCTTTATTATATGCCTTAAATGCTGACTGTCTTGGAACAGTCCACATCCAAGAACCATAATTTTCTTTAGCATATTCCTTAGAACGTGTTAAAATTGTAGTCGCATAGCCTTGATTACGAAACTCTGGGTCTACCCATAATCCTCTAGACCTCCAATATCTCCAAAAAGAATTTTCATTACTAATATAACAACTATTGACTGCCACCAATTTATTATTAGACCAAATACCAAAAAATGTAGGTTCTACATTTTTAGCCATGTCTTTATCTTTTCCTAATTTATTTTTATGACATTCCCAAGTCCATTCATTTGCTTTTGCCACTCCATTCTTTTTATTTGGCCAAAGATGTTCTTCCCAGACATTCCGTATTTCTTCCCATGTTACTTGCTCTACAAAACTAAGCATGTTTTTTATAATCTTCCCATAAATGTGGTTTATTGAGGGAATGGCTAAAATGCACAAACTTTATATCATCATGAAATTCTCCACCAAGATAGATATAATCATTACCTGTCAAGCTTCTATATTTACTAGTCAATTGAATTTGCCAATCAGTCATATCCTTTCCGTAATTAATGCTTTCATCAATAACCCAACGAGTGAACCACGCCTCTGGTAATATAACTAGCTCCAACCGCTCTTTCACAGAATCTTCTACAAAATACTGTTCACCATTCACTGGTCCTTTTGTAGTTCCATTTTTAATATAATAGTGTTGCCAGTGATGAATATCACTCATAAACTTATCAAAGATATATCTGCAGTCTTTTGGATGATATTTAAAAAATCCACCGTTTATATTATAACCATTCTTTTTAGTGTCTCTCCACCATCCCGGCATCGCAACAAACTGGCCACGTTCTACTGGATATTCAAAGATTTTTTCATAGTCATTTATAAGTAAAATATCTATATCCATAACACAAATAGGTTCATCTGTCTCTAACTGCATTCCCCACATTTTATTCCATTGTAGAATCACTCTTTCATCATATGGTTCTCTTATCCATATCAATTCATATTTTGAAAGTTTATTTTCTAAATATGTTTCATACTCTTTACCATATTTATCACCTATTCTAACAGCTACTATTTTCATTTCCATTCAACGATATTTTCTATTTTAGGTTTTGGTTTGCCCAATGATCTATTAAAAGGTTCTTCCCAACCTAAATGCTGGGCAAGGAACATATGTTTAGCTTGATTAAAATTAGGTTGATTCGGCAGTAAATCATAATATCCCAATCCAATGAGTGTAAGGCAATTACTTATATTACCATCATCTAAATCATGTGGCGTGGTGATAAAATTAGAATATTTTTTAAGACCCTTTTCAAAACAAGAACAAAATGCACAATTAACATCATAATTATTAGCAATTATAGAAAGACCATAACTAAACATGCCAGCCATAAATGAATCTAGTTGTGGCCAAACAGGTTCCTCTTTAGGATTCCATTTCTCTGGAGAAAGAACAATTGATATTAAATATGGCGCTCTTACTTGATTGTTAAAATTAGAAGTGGTTCGTTCTTTCGTTTCTGGCATCCAATTATTATTTTCCTCATATTCATATAATTTTTTTGCATTTTCATACCATTCATCTTCATCATCACTATAAACACCAAACATATATTCTCTTCGTGCAATAGTGATTATTGCCAACTCTCTTTTTTCTTCATAACATTCTGGACCCCATATTTCAAGTTTAAAATTGTATCCTTCGTTTTTAACAGGAATTAGATTAATAGTTTCTCGTATTATTTTTTCTATTAATTCTTTTGGAGGTATTTTATCTTCTTTAAATCTTCGATAGTTAAATCGTTTATCTAAATGCTCTAGTAAATCCATTTTATCTTTCCATTTTAATTTTATATTGCATAAGGAAATATCAATTTAGATTTAACCATATCAAAAGGTTGGACTCCAAAATATTTATTAGTCTTCCAATGATTGTTTTCCTTTTTAAACCAAGTCATAAAAGCTGCAACAATATGAACTCTTTCATTTTTAGCTTCACCTATATCCAAAACTCTATGACGAATTCGTGTGTTCCATACATATGCCTTCCCAACTTCCAAATGTTTTTCTAATTTTAAAGTATTTCCATATTCATCTGTGCCATCAATTTGAAGAACATATGAAGGCTCTGTGACTAGAGGTATGTTTATTCTAACACATTGCCAAAGAACTTCATCTAAATGCCATTTTTGTTTATGCCCCGGCGATTCCCACATAACTCTTGACCTTGTTGGCATTAAGTCTATACATTCAAAAAATTTAGCGTAGTGTTTCTTAACAATAGGATGAACAGTATTAAAACCATAAGTATCATAATATGTATTTTTGACCTCTTTCCAAGGAGGGCTTGGATTATTAGACTTTGAGTATGACCAATTAAGTTCTGGATGACCTAAACTTGCATATGGACTTCTCAAATGTTCATCTCCATCTGGATTATAACATAAACTAAATCCTCTATACTTATTTGATACAGCATTATTTTTCGACCATCCTTTAATTCCTCCAATTTCGTTTACAATATTTAATGTTTTATCCAACAAAAAATCAGCAGTCGGAAATCCTAATTCTTCAAGACTGAACTCCATAAATTGTTCATTTATTTTTGTGTTATAATGACTAAATGCATCATATTTTTCATTTAATATTGCAAATGGATCATTTTTTAACATGGTCATGGCATAATCTCATATCCTGCTTGATATTTTGCTCTAGCTGTTTTAATGCCATAGTATGATCTACATTTTTGTTTTGTTGGCATAGTACCTCTAAAAAAATAATATTCACAATGTTTATCGAGAATATCATGAAGATTAAAAAAAGATTGGAACAATTCATCTAAAGTATAACGTAGATGTGACATATGATAACTAAAAATATTACTGGTGTTTATAAACACTCTTTTACCAGATACCATCTCTATCAACTTTGAATAATCTGGTTTTATTAAGTCTTCAACCCAATATTGTATGTCATAATTATTATACATTTTCATTTGTAATTTTTTTAACTCTTCAATATTTCCATGAGTTTTTAATCTATCTTTTATTAATTTTTTTTCGTTAAAAAGAAAAGGATGGTTTATTGTTTTAGAAAAAAACTTTATTTCTTCTATTGACATATTCATTTCTACAATACACTTTTTAATATCAATATTATCTTGACAATAATCATAAAATATTATTTTACCATCAAAATCTAAATTATTAGCAAATAATTCAGTAATATATCCGGCGCTTGGAGATATTATTAAATCAAACCTTTCAGTCGGTAAACTAATCTTCGTAGGAAAACCATCCGCTCTTCCCCCCAAGCTTGGATATTTTTCTGTATTTTGAACATAAAATTGTTTTTTACATCTAGTAAGTAATCTATCAAAATATGGTTCTTTCTTATTAATTTTATTTTGCCAATCATCATCAGTTTGAATTGTTTTCCAAGTGTCTAATTGAATTTTCCTTCGGTCTTCAAGATGACCATATGACCAAGCTTTACCCTTTCTATCTAATTTAGAAAAATTATTAATAATAGGCAACCCTTCAACCTTTATCCATGATGGTGTATAATCATCATGAAAATTATCATTGGCTCTTTCAAAGTTAGTCCACTTATCAAATATATTAGGAGAACCGAGTTCTCTCCACATTTCTAAATTTAATTCTATATGCTGGTGATGTAAAAATGCTGGTTGATTTTTTTTAGCAATAATATGACCTTTACAATATTCATCACTTTTAGCAAAATAATTAAATCGTTCTATAGTAGTAGGATAATATGTTCCATCAAATACCATACCACAAGAAACAATCATGGCATGTGTGTGATCTGTGTATTCTTTTAAAACATCATTTAATTCACTTTTATAACAAATGACTTGTTTGTGTCCAATTCCAGCGCCTGTTATTCCACCAGAAGTTAAAAGACAAGTTGTCTGTAATTGTTTTTCTACACCAAAGTCCCATTGAAGTTTATCTGGATATATAATAACAAACAAAAAATTTTTAAAATCATTTGCAATCTTAATATTAGCTGTTTCTTTCAACCATTTATCTTTAAATTCTTCAAAGCTATTCATAAATCAATCTCTTTTTCAATAGAGGAACCAAATTGTTTTATTAAAGACCTCTTCATTAATTCTTTTCTTTTTTTATTACTACCACCATGAATGATAAAATGAAATCTATTTTCATTTGAACCATTGTATGCCTCATGCACTACACCATTATCAAACCAAAACCCTGTGCAATTCTCAAAAGGCAATTCTTCTTTAGTATCTACTCTTCTCAAGTAACATGCCTCTGGTTGGTAAAAAGCTAAATTGATAGCAGCCGCTATGGTTCTTCTGCCGGGATTAGCATCTTGGTCATGATGTGCTTTTATTTCACCTTGAGGTTTGAGTAACATAAATCTACAACGTCTATAATTTTTATGAGGAAATTCTT